TTTTTAATGAGTTGGCTTGGAGATGTAGTCGGTTCTATTGCCGGCTCTGTATTTGGTTCGGCTGTGCAGGATCATTATAATTCTGCAAATGCCGCTCAAGCTAATGAATGGAATGTGGAGAATTATAAACATCGTTATCAATGGGCAATGCAGGATATGGAACAGGCAGGTCTTAATCCTATTCTTGCCGCTACAAACGGCATAGGAGGCTCTATAAGCGGTGCAAGTGCCGCCTCGGTAGGAATGTCTAATCCTGCTGATTCTTTCTCTTCTCTGGGTCATTCTGCTTCTGCTAAGAAGCAGGCTCAGATAGCTGAAAATCTTTCTTATAGTCAGATTGGTAAGAATCAGGCTGAAGCTGATTTATTGACTAATAAGAATAATGGTCAGGTTCTTGAGAACGGTATTCTTGCTAATGATCTTAATCTTAAGGAACAGCTCTATGAGAAAGAGCTTAAGTTCCGTGAGGATCGTATGAACGCTGAAATTGAGCTTCTTCGTAATCAAGGTTATATGTATGCTACTGGTGCTCTTTCTAATATCGTTGGAGCTATTCGTGCTAATTCTGCGGCCGCTTTTGATCGTGAGCAGACCCGTCTCTCTAAACAGGAAGCTGATTTTTATGATGATATGGGCGGATCTAATTCCGCACTTGGTCATGGACTTCGTGCGCTTTCGTTATTATTAAAGTGAGGTGTTATTATGTCTAGTAAAGTTACTATGATACTTACTTTCATTGTTTCTGTTGTATGTCCCTTTATTCAAGAATTAGTTGATTTTATTGATGCCTTGAAAGGTCGTTCTAGTGAGGTGACTAAAGCTATTCGTCAGGCATCTTCGGACTTTCAAACCGAAATTGATGGAGCTATTAAGCCTGTTGCTAATAAAGTACCTGATAAGAAGAGTTCTTCTCGTTTTTTCGGTTCTTGGAGGGATTCTAAATGAAACGTGGTAGAATTTCTCGTCGTAAATCCCGTAGGCTTTTTTCTCGTACTTCTAGATCCAGAAGGAGAAACCATATTCGACGTTTAAGAGGTGGATATAGAGCTTGATTTTTTTCTGATGCCGTGTTAATATAGTGTTGTCAGAATATTAGGCGGTGTCGTTATGGTTTGTTATAATCCTTTGATAGGTTTCAAAAAAGAAGGTATAGTTACACGTAATGGTAAGCTTAGGCTTAATATTCTTGGTTCTTTGGCAGATTATCAGCATCTGGAAGGCAAAAGCGGTTATGAAATTTGTCCTTGCGGCTATTGTATTGGTTGTCGTTTAGAGAAATCTCGTCAATGGGCTATACGTTGTTTTCACGAAGCTCAGATGTCTGCTTCGGCATATTTTATAACTTTCACCTTCGCAGATCCTTTTCTGCCGAAAGATTTGTCTGTTTCTGTTGACTTTCATCAGAAGTTTATGAAACGGTTACGAAAGGAGTTTGGTAATGACATAAGATTTATGATGTGTGGAGAGTATGGTGAGCGATTTGGTCGTCCTCATTATCATTATTGTTTGTTTAATATTGATTTGTCTGACAAAGTTTATGCATTCAGTAGAAACGGCTTTAAGTATTATATGTCTGCTCGTCTTGCCAAGGTTTGGTACTACGGTAATCATTATTTTTCTGACGTTACTTTTGAGTCTGCTGCTTATGTCGCCCGTTATGTAACTAAAAAACAATATGGCGATTCATCTCTAATACACTATAACGGACGTCATCCAGAATTTGCGCTTATGAGCAGAAAGCCAGGACTTGGTGCCTCATGGCTTGAAAAATATGGAACTAATGTCTATGATAATGATCGTGTTGTTATTCGTAATCGTCCGATGAAGCCTCCCAAATATTATGATCGGATCTTCGGTGACAAGTACCCTGAATGGCTTGAATATGTTAAGTCAAATCGTATTAAGGCCGCTCTTGCTCGTGCTAAAGATAGTACTTTTCAAAGGTTATTCGTTCGTGAGCTTGTTAAGCGTGCCGCTATTACAAGACTTGTTAGACCTTTAGAAAGTGAGATTTAGTATGAATGGAAGAGAACGAACTTATATTTGTCAGTGGTGTACTCTTAATTTATTGGCTGGCTTTAATCCTGTTTACTGTGGCAGTCGTTATTATTGCTATCAGGTTTTGGATAAAGCATCCCAGACTGTTGTTCGTATTGATGATGATTATTATGTCTTTGATCGTGCTTCTGGTAATGCAATTAGGCGCCAGCTAAAGTTGTATCGTCAACATATGAAAGGTGGTATATTTTGAAACTGTATTCTGTTTATGATAAAGTAGCTCAAACCTTTTCTGCGCCTCAGCAGGATATCAATGATGCTACTGCTATTCGCAATTTTACTAATGGTATTAATCGCCCTAATGATCGTGGTGAGCATAATATGCTATACAAGTATCCAGATGATTATGAGCTGTATTATTTAGGCGATATTGATGATTCTTCTGGACATTTTAGTGTTCCCGATAATGGTGTTTATCCTCGTTTCTTAATACGTGCATCTGATTGTATTGACAAAACATTAGATTCGAGCGATACTAAATAAGAGCAACAAAAACGGAGTTGATCTCGCGAGATCAACTTCGTTTTTTTTGCCTCGACGCGGAAGCGGCGAACGAAAGGAGATGATAGTTTGAAATTTGCAACTCTTTATGACGAAGGTATGAAACCTTCAGAAGGTATTATTTTTACTGAACCTTCTATGACAGATCAGTCTCAGTATCAGGAGTCCGATATTAACTATATCGTTAAGAAGTATGCTGACGGTCGTACTGGTATTACTACTCTTGATCTTGGAGCTGATGCAGGTGTTCTTCAGTATGGTGATACTTTGCTTCCCGGAGATTATGATACTGCTCTTGATTTGATTAATGCGGTTAGTGATGAATTTTACCAATTACCGGCCCAGATCCGTGCTGAATTTAATCATAATCCGAAAGAATTGATCAATGCTTTGGCAGATCCTCGTCAGAGAGATCGACTTTTATCATTAGGTCTATTACAGCAGGACACTGTAGTATCATCCTCGGCTGGTAGCTCTCAAAATGAGGACAACGGTACTTCCTCTAAAAAACAAAATGAAACACAAACTAATGAATCTACTTAAAAGTATGAAAGAAAATCTATGGTGTCACGAAGTGTCTATTATCGCTTCTTGACGTAATAGACACGAGTGACACCTTTTTCAACTATTGCAAAACTTTCATAAAGCATAGCAATAGTTAGTGTACTTTACACTTAAAGAGGTGATATTTTGGCTCGAAATCGTATCCGAGTTAAGGCACATAATTTTGGTAATGCGCCTCAGGTTTATCAGAAACGTTCTCGTTTCGATAGATCTTTTGTTCGTAAGATGACTTTTGATGAAGGTAAGCTTGTACCTTTCTTCGTTGATGAGGTATTGCCTGGCGATACTATTTCTCTTACCGTCAGAGATTTTTGTCGTTTGTCAACGCCTGTTGCGCCATTTATGGATAATCTTTATCTTGATAAGTTTTTTTTCTTCGTTCCTAATCGTCTTGTATGGGAGCATTGGCAGAATTTCTGTTTCGAGCAGGAGGATCCGGACGATTCTACGGACTACGTAGTTCCTACCTGTCAGCTTGCAGGTGGTACTGCTGGCGAAAATGGTATAGGTACCGTCTGGGACTATTTCGCCCTTCCTACAGGTCTTACCAATGCTCTTAATGTCAATGCCCTTCCGTTCCGTATGTATTATTTGATTTGGAACGAATGGTTTAGAGATGAAAATTTGCAGAAATCCGTCAAGATTGATAAGTCTGATACTAATGCTGTCTTTAAGGCCGATCGGATTTCTGATCAGCCCACTTGGATTTTTTCTTCCGGACAAACGTATGTTAACGGCTTTGCCCTTGCTCCTCGTGGTAAACGTTTTGACTACTTTACTTCGGCATTGCCTTTCCAGCAGAAAGGTCCAGGTGTTGAGCTTTCTCTTTCTGGTAATGCTTTTGTTTATGATGCTCAAGGAGTTTCTATTGATGGTCTTTCTAATCCTAAAGAGGTTTCTGTTGCTGGTCGACTTATGACTCGTGAACTTGATGGTAATTGGCCTCATGAGGTTTATGAGTATAACAATACAAACCAGTTTCTTTTTGATTCAAATCGTTTTTCTTATGCTGATCTTTCGTCTGTTACTGGTGTTACTATCAGTAGTTTGCGTACTGCGTTCCAAATGCAGAAGTTCTATGAACGTCTTGCTAGAGGCGGTAGCCGTTATACAGAGGTCTTAACCTCTTTCTTTGGTGTAGTATCCCCTGACAGTCGTTTACAGCGTCCTGAGTACCTTGGTGGTTCGTCTAAGATGATTAATATTAACCCTGTTGCTCAAACGTCCTCTACAGGCGACGTAACGCCTCAGGGTAACCTTGCCGCTTATGGTGTGTCGGCTTCTAAATATCATGCTTTCACTAAGTCCTTTGTGGAACATGGTTATATCATTGGCTTGCTTGAGGTTCGTGCCGATCTTACTTATCAGCAAGGTATTAATAGGATGTGGCTTAGATCCACGGTTTATGATTGGTACTGGCCGACTTTTGCCCATTTGTCGGAGCAGGCTATTTTGAATGCTGAGATTTATGCTCAAGGTACTGATGAAGATAAAGGCGTATTCGGTTATCAGGAACGTTATGCTGAATATAGGTATCATCCTTCTGAAATCTGTGGACATTTTAGGTCTACTTATACCAAGCCTTTGGACGTATGGCATTTGTCCCAGAAGTTTGATTCATTGCCTACTTTGTCCGATCAGTTTATACAGGATAAACCGCCTGTAGAACGTGTTGTTGCTACTAAGAATTATCCACATTTCCTTATTGATATTGGCTTTAAATATCACACTACCCGTGCAATGCCTATGTATGGTATTCCCGGTCTTGTGGATCATTTTTAA